ATCGAAGTTAAGGGAATCGTCGTCGTCGGATTCTGGCGTGAATAGAATCGTAGTGCGTAGAATGTCGATAGCTTTGGTTATTTCTTCGACCGCTTTCGGCTCCGAGCTTTCAATCATTGAATCAGAATTAAGTATCATAATCACATCACCCATAATAGGTTGTAAGATTTGCGTTTGAATTTAAGCGACACAATTTCGTCAAACCGAGACATACAATCAGCCAGCACGATCTTGGAATCGTCAGTATTGCGGTATTCGCTTGAGATAATGCGGTTATGCCAGTCGTAACAGCGCACACTAGCCGCGTCGAACGCCTTTACCAGTGTAATAGGCTGAGAATAGGTCGACCCCTTTAGCGTCGCACCGAAGTCAATATCGGCAGGATAAAACGATACGCCGACATGGTGGTTATAGCCGATTTGTGCATCGGTAAACCGGATAATAATACGGCCGACCTGATTCCCTTTGCTGTCAGTGATAGCGGCCGCGCTAAATGTTTGCTTCGATACGTGGCTTGAATAGTCAATAAAATGTGGCATTTTGTAACCCCTTAATAATGGCGCGGCCGGTATTAGCCGCGCCGATAGTCGTTAAGCCGAATAAATCATACCGTCATCGCCTACATATAGGTCGATATTGCCCATTGCCGTGGACAGTGCTGTTAGCGTGTCGCCATGCGTAGGATAGTCGCCGTCCCAAAATCCTGCGCCATGCCCGCATCGCGTTAGCCAAAAATCATGTCCTGCGTGGTCGGTTTCAAACTCAAAGCCTAGCGCTTCAACTTGCCCGATAAAGTCTAGGCAATCTATTTTCATGCTGGCGAGTGTTTCGGGCGCGAGTTCACTGATTGAGTAGTTATAATCAAGCGGCGCGTCACCTTCAACGGTCGACCAAAGCGCGGTTTCGATATAGTCCGATATGAATTTATCGACCATTGGATTGATAAGCATAGTCATAATTAACCCCTGGACGGCTGGACGGATGCCCACGCAAAACCATACGGCTTTGAATCATCGACACGCATCGGCATTAGAACGACTAGCGCTTGATTATCAATGCCCTGCATTAGCGCGGCGCTGGTTCCGTTTTGGTGCAGTACAGCTTTGCAATATTTGGCGACGGTTACGCCATAATATTCCGCCAGTGCTTTGTGAGCGCGTGCGATTAATTGAGGCGCATAATGTCCAACTTCGCCGCTTATTTGGTTCGGGATAATACGTCGCCAATCAGGATAACGGGCATTAATAGACTGGAACGGTATGCCCGCCAACGAATACGCGCCGTCATTATCGGTGGCTAGTAATTCGATAAAATCGACCTTTTTCGGCGTGATTTTGAGCGCGTTCTCTATGGTTTCGCGTGGGACAATCAGCGTGTCTGTCAGTGCTGGCGTTGTTTGCCCGTCGTTATCAAGCACGCCGGAATGTATAGCGGCCAACATGGAGCCGTCAGTTCCAATGACAATAGCTTTGTCAAAGTCCGGTTCAATACAAATTCCGTTTAAGTAGTATCTGACATCCTTTTTACCGGCCGCGACAATGGCGGCCGCTAGTGCGTTACGTTCGATTTTCATTGTGTTACCCCTTTAAATGGTTAGTTGGACAAGTCCAGGTTTAGTTACCACTTTTTGAAAGTGTCGCGATCCGGCCGCGCATTGCGACCGCTTACAGTTATTGCGCCCGCTTTATTGAGTAGTTTAAGTGATTTAAGGTTATCACTAGCGATTTGGATATCGTCATCTGAAAACCCGTTATTGTGCATCATATCAATTCGTGGTTTGCGCCCGCCGTATGATGCCTTGTAGCCGCTGGTGGCTTCAAGTAAGCACAGTTCTGCATCGGTTAATTTGCCGCCATCGGTATCCGGTAACAGTCTCGCCGCATTGTCGGCGTGGATATAAAAAGTCAGCCCCATATCTGTGCCGCAAAACGTCGAGTGCTTTACAACGCAAAATTCCGGCTGTAGCGTGATATGTTCGCCGTCATAATCTGTACCAAACATAGTCGGCGCTGAATCGGCCGCTATGCTCGACGTAGAATTGCTGGCAAAGGAATACACGGAATAACTATTCCGACTCCCTCCACTCCAATGCGTGCCTTGTAGCGTTACACGATGGACTACTTCAACGGCAAATTTGTTGCCGCCGTAACCGCCGCGCATTGCTACAGGAATATCATTCTTATTAAGATAAATGGTTTTCATTGTTTAACCCCTTTGGTTTAGCGCCGCTTTCGCAGCAATTTGACGGCACAATAATCGCGCCTGTTTTGCCGTTTGGTACTCGGCAAGCTGTTGTATCCTGTTTCGGCGTGCTGTGATATGCGTGACATATCCAAGCGGTAACAATCCCAGGACAATAATTATCGCCAGGTCAATCACGATTTTGGTTCCATTGTTTCGGCTTGCCACCACGCCAAAAGGCGATTGTCGATATAGCGCGCGCCGTTCATTTTCAGGCATTGCACAAATGTTAGGTTCAGCGCGTTGTCTGCTATGCGTGCCATATTTGACGGCAATTTACGCTCCTGGTCGAACGCCGCAAAATCACTGCGCGAATGAATCATAATGTCTATATCGGTCATCATGTAATACCCCTTTATCGGTTTAGTAGTGGAATTGAAAATATACATTTACGGCATAAGCGACAAATAACAGGATCGCGATAATGTCGCCGGTAAAATCATAAGGGCGGTTCATTCTGTTCGCCCGTTTCGTCAGTGAAAAAGTAATAGTCGGCCGCATAATCGTAATAGATACCCACCCCGTCGATTGTGTCTATGTGTGTGGCGTATCTAATTGATTGTTCGCTAGTCGCAATTTCAGACCAGACCATGCTTGCCGCAACCTCGATGGCATCGCCATCAAGCGCACCTGATTCCTGTAAAATATGACCGTATGTTAGGTAAATCATAATTAACCCCTATCCGTCAGGTTGAAATCATCGTGGCTTATTTCAAACAAACAAGCACAGCCTGTGCAAGAATCGCTCGCATCTATCTCTATGGTCATATCACCTAGACCGTTATCCTCGAAGTCACCGTAAAGGCCGCCAATCAGGTTGTAATAAACGGCTATAAGGTCGCTATTGTGGGACTGTATTGACCAGTCATTAAAATCGTTCGCCGCATGGTTGCTGATAAAATCAGCGGCAATCTTCTCTTTTCTGGCTTTAATAGTAATATTGTTCATTTTGTTACCCCTGCAATCCAGCGCGATTAGTAGCTGTTACCCCTGGATTCTTCCCTAGTTACAATCCGGTGGAGTACGTTACCGAAGTGAGTCAAGTCCTCGACATTCGCTTCCATCATCAGGTTAATGTGCCAACCATCACCGAGGGAAACACCCGGACAACCCGGACGGTATTCGTAGGCGTTCGGCACATCATCACCTCGCACCGTTAAGACTTCACATACATCGAACAATAAGCTTATGGCGACTCCCCACGGGTCGGACTTATAGTCCTCCTCCAAGTAGGTGCATTTTAAAGCGGCTGTAAGTTGTGTTCTGCTCATTATCTTAATCCTCGTTTTCTGCGATAGATTCCATCAAATAATTCTGATAGTGGATAGTGGCCAATAATTCACTGTTAAGGCCGTCAATCTCATAACCAATATCAGTAGCCAGCCCGATAGACTCATGCAAGCTGTCATCTTCGCGGGCTAGGTACTTAATTGCTTCGCTGTAATAAATAATCTCTTGTTCATAGCAGTAGTTGTTTGCTTCGTCGTATGTGTCAAAGGTTTCGTTGTCTACGGTGTAAGTTGTCATGACGCGCTCCGTACTCTGATGATGTCGATTCGAGGGTTAACCCGATCCAGTGGGTTGTACTCACCAAGTGCCTCAAACTCACGTATGGCCGCCCGTCTTGCTTCCCACTCAAAAGCGGCTGTAACGTAGGCCTGTTGGAAGCCATCGCGGTGGTAGCAAGTGACTCTATATTCGTTGATTGTGTTGTTCATTTTATAAAACCCCTTTAATGCGGTGCTTTAACTCGGCTGTATAGTATTCGGGGAGCGCGTCGATAGCGGCTTGTACTCCGTCAATCAGCGCGACGTTACAGCGCACTTGTTCGCTTGTTCCGTAGTGCGTCCCTGCATTGGATACGTCAATATGCAGACGGCTTATTTTCTGCATAGTGCTGTCAGGAATTACACTCATAAATGATCGTAAAATGTTAGCTAAGTCTTGATTGTTCATTTTGAAGCCCCTTAAATAATGGTCGGTTAACGGCGTGGTAAAAGCCGATACAAGTATTATAGCCATGTCTACAGAGTATACAAGGGTAATATCGAATATAAATAGTCTATAATCGTATTTATATGACTACATCAGAAAATGAAGCAATAGAGGGCGAGTTAGCCGAAAGCCCCGATGTAATAACGACAAGACGGGCGAAAGGTTCACTCGATACCGCGTATATATATAACTACACACAGAATCCCAAAGCGGGCAAAGCGGCTGCTTTGCGTGCCACGGGTTACAAGGCCGGAAACGTGCGACAGTCGGCCTACCGATTGCATCAGCGACTCAGGCCGAAGATTAACGCGCTACTCCGCGAAACCATAACCGACCTGGGTTCGGTATCGGCGCAGCAGCTTGAATACATATTGACTCAGGACGTTGAGGACATTGGCATCGCCGGAATGCTGCACGCTATTCGGCTCGGTTTAGCGTTTAGCGGCAATAATCCGGTGGAATCAGACCTTAAAGACAACAGAACGCCCATCGTTGACGTGCAGAAACGCATTACCCAATTGACTAGGCAGATTGCACTAGCGAAGCCCACGGATGGCAGTGAGTAGGCGTATAAGCCCCATATTCCGGTTGAATAAAGCCATTATGTAGACAACATAGGCCAGTAACATAAGGCCAGCTTAAGGCCAGTTTAAGGCTGAACAGATAATACACAAGCACAATGTCCCGTATTCATTGGGCTGTAGAGCATATAAGCAAAGCCAACCGCTAGGTTAGTGATTGCTTACTACGGTTAAAAAGCCAGTTTTCCCGCGATGGGGGGGCGTGTGGGTCGGCCTGGGAGTGATGGTTGGCCATAGATATCCCTTTCTTATTATTTTTACCTATCCCTCTATTACCATTCCCTAATATACGATAACCCCCATAATCATTGGCCTATAGCCGGATTTAGGGCAGATATCGGGATAATTGGGGAGAATATGGCTGGTTGCCTCATGTAATTACCACATATCAATGGAATCAAGGGGTTAGTGTATTCTCTCCGCCGGTGGATACTTTGTATATCCTGTATGTTGGTGGGAAACACGTAGTTTGCTATCCTTAGTGGTATGAAATTCTCTAAAACCCACGGTTTACGGGGTCATGCGCTCTACTCTTTGTGGCAGTCGATAAAGTCGCGATGCTCCAATCCGAAGGTCACTGGCTATCGGTACTACGGAGGGCGTGGCGTGGCTGTTTGTGATCGCTGGTTGGGTGTAGACGGGTTCCCTAATTTCATTGGCGACATGGGGGTTCGGCCGGATGGTTTTGTTCTTCGGCTGATCGACCCGTATGCCAACTACTCGCCTGACAATTGCCGGTGGGGTCTTCGCAAGCGAACATAGTCTGCTATATTTACGCAAACGGGAGATATTTATGGTTATTGGTGTTGTGTTAGGGGCGGTTGGGGCTGTGGCGGGTGTTGCAGGGGCTAAGGCTCGTAAGAAATGAGCAGTACCGTTGACGAACTGAATGAACAGCTTTTAGAAGCCCTTGAAGAAGAAGCCGCCTATATAAAGGTGAATCGCCTTGAGTTCTTCGATCCCTACCCCTTCCAAGAAAAATTCCTTAACGATCCCGCTTCTGAGGCCGCGCTCCGTGCCGCTAACCAGATAGGCAAAACCCTGTCAGGGACGGCGTGGGATGCAATGGATTTGACCGGCCGATATCCTGACTGGTTTACCGGTACTCGCTATGACCGGCCTGTAACCATTGTCTGCGGTTGCGTGAATAACGATAAAACCCGCGATATCTTGCAAAAAGAACTGTTTGGCGACCCGATTGAATGGGAGGCCGAACTTGGCACAGGTTGGATTCCCCTTGATTGCATCGGCAAAATACAGAAAAAACGCGGCGTTCCGGACGCTTTTTATAATGTTCGGATTAAGCACCATGATTCTGATGGGGCTTTTGATGGCTGGTCTAAGGTCGTGTTTCTGGCTTACGAAATGGGTAAAACAACATGGATGGCGCATAAAGCCGATGTAACCCATTTGGATGAAGAACCCCCGATGGACATATTGGAGCAAGCCGCAAGATCAGGTATTGCGACCGGTGGCCGCCTGAGATTGACGTTTACCCCTGAGTCTGGGGTGACGAATGTGGTGAAAATGGTACAGAACGACTGGTCACTGCATACCGCTGAATGGAAAGACGTTGCCGGTGAAGACTTTGAGATAACGCTGGAAAACGAGACATTTGCCTTTAAACAGGTCTTAACCCGTAACGGTAAGCAGGGGCATCTGACCCAACAAAAAGTTCTGGATGCGGCGAAGAAAATACCCGTTCACTCCATGAAAATGCGGATGCAGGGCATTCCCGTATTGGGATCAGGACTCGTCTTTCGATTTCCCGAAGACCAATTCAAGATTCAAGCGCTGGATTTCCCCGACCACTTCAAATTTTTGGATGCGATTGATTTTGGCGGCTTGTCGTCAAGCTCTCACCCCACCGCGTTTGCCCGTGGAGCCTATGACCCGACCAATGACCGTATCATTATTTACGACGGTTTTCGTATTCAGGGTAAGGAAATACCGGAAATATCCGCGCATATCGTAATGAAGCCAGATTCCCACATAATCCCGGTGTCATACCCCCATGACGGCAATAAAATGGGCAGGGACGGCACGACAAGGGATCAATACGCCCGCTGCGGCGTGAATATGTGTGAGAAGCATTGCACAAACCCCCCTAGAGACAACGAAATCGAGGGAAAAGGTGGTAATCGCATCATGCCTGGGATTGATGAAATGTCGATGCGGATGAACGATGGCAGGTTCGTAGTGGTCGATACTGTGTATGACTTTTGGGAAGAATATCGGGGCTATCACATGAAAGACGGCAAGATAGTTGATGTTGACGACGATTTTATGTCGGCTGTGCGCTATATTGTTATGTATATACGTCATGCCGTGACGTTGGAGGAAACTGTGATTACATTTAATTCTGGTGGCGGTAGTGCCGGTTCGGGGTGGATGTGTGGCTGATTTATCGTTTAATCAGCAGTATCACCAAGATACCGTCGATCAGGGCAAGGAAATGTATAACCGGGATGGCTCGGTGACGACCGCGATGGTAGCCGGGATTGAATTGGACGGGAAAATCTACAACGTGCCGCTTTATGATCGAGAAAATCAACGAATTCTCACCGAAGACCAAGCCCTCCATAAATGGATGCCACAAATCGAATCCGGCGAGATTATTGGCTATGACTCTAAGTGGGATGGCGAAATGGAAGATCATCCTGCCAATGTTGCTGCCCGATCAGAACACGAAATGATGGATGAATACTCCCGCGCCCAAAGTAATACCGATTATGAAAATATGGATGCGAACGAGTACCGCGCCGACCGTAACCACCGAAATTCAAACCGAGGCTACTGATGGCTAAGAAGAAAAAGAAGCAAACCGACGAGGAGATTCTGGCCGAAGCCCGTAAACGCTTCCGTATTGCCTACGACGCCGAATCGGAGCAGCGCGAGTTATCCCTTAACGATATCGACTTTCGACACGGTAATCAGTGGCCAGCAGAAGATAAGGCCGCCAGAGCCGCCGAACACCGCCCCTGCTTAACCATTAATAAGCTAGAGCAGCGCGTAGACCAAGTAACCGGCGATCAGCGCATGAATCGTATGGCGGCGATTATCCGACCTATCGACTCAACCAACTCCTTTAGCACCATGAAGTTAGCCGAAGTAATGAGCGGCATTATTAAGAATATCGAGGCCACCAGTAACGCCAAATCGGCCTACGATTGCGCTTTCGATCACGCCGTAGGGCATGGTTTC